TCTCTCTGCCTCTCTACGATCAGAATTGAACACCTATAAAAACTTAGGAATCATCAAATGAAATATCTCATCTTGACCGCACTCTTGGCAGTAACTGCAACTCCTCGTTTGGAGACCGCAGACCCATACAAGAAATACGACTTGGTTCTTGACAAGGCTCAACAAAACATCGCAATCACAAAAGCCTCCATAGACGAAGCAAAAGAGATGACTGATGCCAAGGTACAAGAAATTCAAGAAAGTGTCTTAGAAGCCAAGGAAATGGCCAAAAAGGTGGAATTGCTTGAAAGAGTGTGTGAGGTTTACTCTCTTCCAGTTCCTGAATCAATGGAGGAACTTGAATACGAAAGAAGAGCCGACTCAATACGAGTCAACAATATGCAAAAACTGAATGAAAAAGGTAATTGAATTTCTGAAGAAAGTTGTCAGCGATGGCAACGAAGTATCCTCCAAGCGAGTGGTGGGAGTGTTGGGTGCATTGGTTCTGTTTGGAACTATGTTGGCCAACTCTTTTTCCCCTATTGAGGTTGCTCCTTCTGCTGAGTTGGTAGAGGCAGTTGAATGGGTGACCATACTTTGCTTGGGCTTCACCTCAGTAGAGAAATTTTCCAAAAAGGACTAACCGCTATTTGTAAGTGATGGAAGGCCATTTTCAAAGAGTTTCGTTTGTTGAATCTTCTCTCCCTAAATTCAAGGAGAACAAGAGCAAAGGCTTCATCACATTTGGAGAAAATAACAAGTACCCATTTGAGCTGATAGACCTATTCAACAAAAGTCCAAAGCACTCTGCAATCGTAACCCAAAAAGCATCCTACATCTCTGGTGACAAAACCGAGATCATTGGTGCAAATACTGAGGACATAGCCAAGGCTCAGGACTATTTGAACTCAATCAACGCATACGAGGACTTTGAATCTCTCAAAACGAAGATTGCTCAGGACTGCGAGTTGTTCAATGGTTTCGCTCTTGAGATTATTTGGAACAAAGCCAAAACCGGGATTGCCGAGATTTACCACTTGCCTTTTCAGAATGTCCGTAAAGGTTTGGAGATGGACTTTGTCTATTCCGACAACTGGGATTCTCACAGACCTGAATTGACTTACTACCCCAAGTGGAATCCTACCACTCGTGAAAACAAACAACTCTATTACTTCAAGTTCTATCGTGCTGGGCAGGATATGTATCCTTTGCCCGACTATGTAGGTGCTTTGAAGTACATTGAGATTGACACGGAGATTGCCAACTTCCATCTGAACTCTATCAAGAGTGGTTTCTCTGCTCAGACCTTGATTCAGTTGTTTAAAGGCATCCCGACCCCAGAGGAAGCGAGAAAGACCGCCAAGCGTTTCAAGGACAACTTCCAAGGAACGGACAACGCTGGTTCTGTTATTATTCAATACAACGAGCCAAACGAAAACCCTTCGGTGATCAATAATCTTGCACCAAGCGATTTTGACAAGTTGTTTGTGGAATTGAATCGCCAAGTTCAAGAAGAGATTTTTGTCGGTCACAAGGTCACTTCTCCGATGTTGTTTGGAGTTAAGACAGAAGGCCAACTCGGAGGCAGAACAGAACTCGTAGAAGCCTACGAAACCTTTCAGACCTCCTATGTAGAGCCTCGCCAAAAGCAGATTGATTCTTGTCTTTCTCACATCTTCAAATATATAGTCCCCGTAAAACTGGAAACCAAGAACAATCCTCCGATTGGCTTGGACTATGTGTATCTGTTTGAGAAGGGCATCATCTCCAAAGAAGAAGCCCGTCAAGAATTGGGAATGAGTGTTGACCCTTTGACCTTTTCATCTCAAAATCCTTTTGGATGGGATGATGACCGAGATATTCAAGTTTTTGAGATGTTCGGTGAACCATCTGAAAACTTTGAGTCAATAGCAATGCACTTTGCCAACGCTCTTGAGTTGATGATTTTGCAACTTATTCGCTCTAATCCCGGCACAACTCTTGGTGACCTTGCTGCTCAAATTAAGGCTGACCCTGCTGCAATATCTGAGGCTGTGACATCTCTACAAGATCAAGGTCTTTTGGGTGAATTAGAACAAGGTTATGAAGTATCTAAAGATGGTTTAGATGAACTCAAAAAAAACAACATCTCTGAGAACTTAGAAATTCGCTACGAATACACTAAATCTCCCGGTATAGGTGGAGCAGAGATTATTCCGACAAGCCGTGATTTTTGCAAAAGGATGATTGCTCTCAATCGTTACTACACAAGAGAGGACATCAACAAAATGGAAGTCATTTTGGGACACGACCCTTGGACAAGAAGAGGAGGATGGATGACTATCAAAGGCACAAACACTCATCTCCCCTACTGCCGTCATATTTGGGCTTCAAGATTAGTTAGAAGAAAATGAGCAACTTTGTCTATTTCATAAGCACTTCATACCTCAAGGACAACACTCCCTTGAACGAGAATCTTGACGATAAGATTTTGAAGTCCTCTATCAAAGAGGCTCAAGAGATTTATGTTCGTGACATCATTGGCTCTGGCATCTATGATGAGTTGCAGACCCAAGCCTATGCAGGAACTCTGACGGCTGACAATACTACTCTTCTTGACTCCTATATCGCTCCCTGCTTAAAGTATTACACCTTGGTGGAGTCAATGCTTCCTTTGACTTATAAGTTTATGAATAAGAGCGTGGCTTCTCGCAATTCTGAGAACGCAACTCCTGCTACTCCTTCTGACCTTACTCACATTGAGCAACGATACAGAGACAAGGCAGAATACTATGGAGAGCGTTTGAGAGATTATCTTCGCACCTATCCCAACAAATATCCTCTTTATCTCAACCCCGGTTCTGACTTTGATACCATCCGACCCAAGTCAACTGCTTTCTTTGGTGGTATGTACTTGCCTGGAGATGATGACTGCTTCTTTAACTATGACTTCCCCAAAGAATAAGTGGAGAATAAAAAACGAGTTGAAACTTCAATCGTATGACCCTAAACCAGATAATCGCCAAAATCAAGACGGCAGCCGAAAGCCACAAGATGGTCGGCAAGTTCGCAGTCGGGGCTGAATTTGACTTTGCAGTTGATGAGGTCAAGTACTATCCATTGGTGTGGCTTGTTCCGAACGGCTTTGATTTCAACACCTCTGGAAAGTTGGTGTCTTATCGCTTTGCTTTGATGGTGATGGATAGGCAGTTTGAGAGCAGTTCCAACACAATAGAAGTCCTCTCAGACACCGCAGGAGTGCTGATTGACATAGTTACCCTCTTAATAAGAAATAATCGCTTAGATGAAGATTTTGAAATGGTTGTCAACGGCACGGCAGAACCCTTCTATGACGCTTCTACTGATGTGGTCGCTGGTCACGCTATTGATTTTGTTGTCAACACTCCCTACTTGGAGAGTTACTGCGACATCCCAACTTGATACGCTGCACATCCACGACTTAAAAGTGGAAAAGCAAACCATCAAAACTGAACGGACATATGTTGAACAGAAATATGACACGCTCCTTTTGTATCTTTCTGATAGCCTCGCTGATGTTCGTGCCACACAAAGCCTCTTGTCAATTCACAGATTCCTTGATTCGGGAGGTCAACTATCGCCTTTGGCAAGGAGCAAAAGCAAGGGAACAAGTGATTCTTCTGCAAAAAGAGATTGAGATTGACTCAGCAATTATCCACGAGCAAGAGGTGGTGATTAAAAAACTGGACAAGGAGAATATTCAGTTGAGAACAGACAACGAGGTTCTCACCCAAACCAACAAAACATTCAAGCGAATCTCAGGAGGGCTTTCTCTTCTCGTTTTGCTACTCATATTATGAAGATAAACAATGTGCAAGTCATTGAGAAGCCATTTGAGCCACTCAAAGTCCTTTTGCTTTCCGACATACATTGGGACAACCCAAAGTGCCAGAGAACGCTCCTCAAACGCCATCTTGATGAAGCCTTGGCAGGTGGGTGCGATATCCTTTTGAATGGTGACACATTCTGCTTGATGCAAGGTGCATACGACCCACGAAAATCAAAGAGCGATATCCGACCCGAACACAATGTCAACAACTACCTTGATGCGGTGATTGGTTCAGCCATTGAATGGTTTGCTCCTTACGCTCACTTGATCAAGCTTGTTGGATATGGAAACCACGAGACCAGTATCTTGAAACGCCAAGAGACAGATGTCATTGAGAGATTTGTATCAGGGATGAACATCGCTCACGGCTCAAACATCCAAGCAGGTGGATATGGCGGTTGGGTAGTATATGAGTTTAGAGATAACGCTCGGCACAGAGCAAGATACCGCATCAAATATTTTCACGGGGCTGGTGGTGCTGCACCCGTTACGCTTGGTACAATCCAATCAAACCGAATGCAGGTCTTTGTGGAGAACGCTGATATGATTTGGCAAGGCCATGTTCACAACGACTACGAGTTGACCTATATGACTGAGCGATTATCTTTGCACAACATCATTGAACTCAAAGAGGTTGTTCACGTTCGTACTGCTACCTACAAAGAGGAGTACAACGATGGCAAGGGTGGTTGGCACGTTGAGAGAGGTGCTGCACCAAAACCTTTGGGAGGTAGATGGTTGCATTTGACACCAACGCTACCCCACGCTGAAACAGCAAAGGTGGTCGGATATACACACAAAACATTATGAACCTAATCAAAGTTCCTTTCATTTATGAGTTCACCCCAGACGCAATGGACAAGTTGCTCAACGATGCTCCCGACTTGGTGGAGTTTGAGCGAGACGGTTACTTGGATTTGGATTCCGTCATCGCAGCCGTAGAGTACGATGAAATGACCGAGGTCTATACTTCAGGTCAAGTGTTTTTGCTAAATTTGCCCATCACCGAATTTATGACCAAATGGATGCAGTAAACCCTGAACACTACAAAGGAGAAATAGAAGCCATAGACGCAATCAAAGCCTCAATGACCAAAGACCAATTCAACGGATACTGCAAAGGTAACGCTATAAAGTATCTGTGGAGATGGGAGAAGAAAGGCAAGGTAGAAGACCTACGAAAAGCCAACTGGTATCTCAACCGATTGATCAAAGAAAATGAACCTTAAACAATACCCATTCAATGACTATGTCAACGAGGCAGTTGGCAAGAAACAAATCTATCTTCATCACACCGCAGGAACGGGAACTCCTCAAGGTGTTTTCAATATGTGGCAAAAGAACTCCGCACGAATTGCGACTTGTGTTGTCATCGGTCGTGATGGGGAGATTGGTCAAGGGTTTTCTTCTGCGAAGTGGGCGTATCATTTAGGCATCAAACAAGATGTCTTCTCAAAGCACGGAGTCAAGTATCAGTCATTGGACAAAATCTCTATTGGAGTTGAGATTATCAACTG